GGTTTTACTGAATAGACCTTGCCGTCCTTGTATCCCGAAGGAATCATTACCAAAGAGGCATCGTCAAAAAATGAACTCATAATCAATTATAGTTTAAAGCATCAATAGCATTCTCCAAACAAACGAAGCCGTCCATCACTCCGCTATCTGCTGCAACCCGAATGGCAAAAGCCTCCGCATAGGTAAACGCATTGTCAAAACAAGCGGGAACGCCATCACCCCCTAAAGTGCGGGTGTTGTAGTCCTCGTCTCCGAAATAAGTGGAGCAGTATATCTCCCCCCAATTAATTGCGTTTGCCATCGTTGCCTTTCTTAATTAAATAACTTTTTAGCTTGAGCATATTACTGCTCTTTGGCTGATATGTTTTCTTAGGATCTTGCTTCATAAAACCCAACCGGAATATTGTACGTCGTGATCCGGATAAATATCCTCGTTTGTATTTTGATTGTATTCTGGGAAATCGCTTTGATGGAAAGTCATATAGTCAACAAACCTGCGAACGTAAAATTCTGCGATCTTCCGTTCCTTCTCAATCAAAAAGTCAACCTCCGTCTTGTCCACCGAAGCAGAGTTCTCGCTCTGATGCTTATACACCCCTCCGTTGGCGATTGTATACGCTGCAAAGGGCATATATTCCATCATTGCAAAATGGATGAGCATAGGCTGGACGTAGGTGTTTACCAGGGATAGGTAATCCCCGGATAAAGTACCAGCAATGATATCTGCCGAAATCTTGTCGTATAGCTTCGTGCCGAGGTAATTCTGAATGTGGATTTCCTGGGCGATCTTAATGAATTGGATGAACTTGTCCGTATCCACATTGCCCCCAAGAGCCGTGTTGCGAACGATATCCTGTCGTGTTATGAATAGTGCCGTTGCCATTATTTGTTCTTTAATGAGCCTCTACTTGGTGTGTCAATAGGTGCGGTGGAGGCGGTAGCCCACCCCGCAGGAAATAGTTTTTTGTCGGGGAATCCCGCTTTTTCTGCTTGTGCGACAGATACCTCTTTGTCGTTTAGCAAACCAGCATCGGGTAAGAACTCTCCTTTTTTGTTTCTCTTGCGGAAATAGACCAAACGCCTCCAAGCGTGATGACAGTAAACGCCACCCTTCCACTTCCAGATAGAGTATACGCTTTGCCCTTTAGGGGCAAACTGTCCATTCTCCCCAGAAAAAGACATCATATCGATATCTTCCTTGCGGAATACCACTCCGCTTGAAGCTGCGCTTACCATCTCTCGGCAAAACTCACGAGAGTTTGCGCTCAAGTTTTCTGTGTAGGTGTATCTCACTTTGTACAAACCCCCATCGAGGCGGGAGTCCTCATCGGGGTTGGAGTAGTCCTCAACGGAGAAATTCATCTTTTTTAAATGGGCATCTTCATTGTCGGGGTCGCTGACTACCTCATCGGAGATGAGTTCCCATTCGTCCAAGTCAACGACCTCACCCTTTCCCCGCAACTCCTTTAGCCACGCGGACTCTTGCTCCTTGCTCAATTCTGGCACATCGGCCTTGAATTTATGAGATTTCATTTGAGCAATAACATCGGATGAGTTACCCGCAAAGAGTGCCTTCGCCACTTGCGGATCAAACTGAAGCATCTGCACCAAGAATGTGATGGCTTGGTCTACCGACAAAGTGCCATCCTTCACGCCTTGCATAATCTGCAAAGACGATGCAATCTGCGCTCCATTGTAGGAAGCCTCCTTTTGGATGAGTTCCTCTTGAGCTTCTGGATCTACCATTGGTTCTATTGGTATAGCCTTTTTGACATCTGTCTTGACTTCTTCCTTGACAATCTTCGCATCCTTGACTCCCGTCTCCTCCTCGATTGTGGCGGAGTCCACAACCTCCGCATCGGTGAATTCGATGGGCTGAAGGGTCTTAAAGTATAGGTTTAGAGATATGTCGTTGTAGGATAAAATCTTGTCCAAGCCGTCAAGAATGGTTTCTTGCATCGGGCGGATTACGATGTTGTCAAATAACTGCGAAGCAGTCATTAACTCATCCGCATTGTTACCTAACCCGCTTTGGTCTTTAATTCCTAAAAGCATTGGGGAGGTAACTCGGTGTGATACCATAATCTTCCGCATTGCCTCATCCGCAAGGAATTGATACTGCTGAGAGGCATCATTCAGTTGAACCGGCTCAATCGTAGCAGCTAATTCTTTATTGTCATTGAATGCAAGGATGAATTTACCCGCATTGGAAGATCCGGAAAACTTCTCCGCCACCTTATTCTCAATGATGTAGCGTTCCTCTTCCGTTGGTACTCCGTTATTAAAGTTGATCAGCATCGAAGGACTCATTCCGTTCTTGATGTTGTTCAAATGGTAGTTGGCTACCTCTTCCTCTAATTCGCAGTATTGCAATCCTCCCTGGTAATCCACCGGAGAATAGTAGTAGAATCCTGCTCGGTAAGGTTTGATATATAGGATCTCGATTCCCTCATTCGAGAAACCAAAAGCGGGGATGCGAGTAGGGGTTTCTTTGTTTGCGTTTACATCCTCCCAGGATTTCGCATAGTAATAACCTTCAACATCTCCGTCCTCATTGCATTTCTCTGCTCGGAGTGATTCAATAGGCATATGGTATACCTCTGTGATCATTTGATGGTCATTCGAATAGATTACTTGGAGAGCACATTGCCCCATCATCTTAAAGTCGGATGTTATCTTCCGAAGGCATTCCTTTTTGAAAAGGGCTTTCATCTGAGCATACTGCTCGGGCTTCCTGGAGGAATCCGTAGCATCTAACCCTTTTCCATAGATCAGTTCGCTGATGCCGTTGATGATAGCATTGTTAGTTGGAGATCCATTGTACCGATCAATCAGAAATTGAAAGTAATCGTTGTCCTCTCCATAGGCTACCCAATCTCGGTTGTTGTACTCTTTGATCTCCGGGGTTGTGTAACTCGATAGGTTTACAATATGGATGTTGCTCATATAATCACGAATTCATTGTCATAGGAATTGTCCTCAATATACACGCCTTGGTTGACCGTGTACTTGTCAAAGATAGTTTGTGCAGTAATAAAAACCCTATCCCGATAAATGAGCGTAGAGCCATCAAAAACCTTCAATCCATAGTATCTACCATTCTTCACCGAGAAAACCCCGGAAATCGTCATAAAACCATTCGCAGAGGAAACGCTAACAGAAGGCGTAGCAGTAGTGTTAGTGGATTCATCAATCAATTCCAACGTAACGCTTCCAGGGAATGATCTTGGAATAATTACGATGTTTTGGGATGATTCGGATTCTTTTAGTATATGCATCTCAATTAAATAACCGCATATCTAAAGTTTATTCCAAAAGAAAGGGGGCTAATGCCCCCTCTCCCTACCAAATGAAAGAAATGTTAGGAGTTCGTACCCTCAACAATCGTAACCGTAGCGGATGCCATTCCATCGAATGGATCAGTAGCCGAAGGACTTGCGATGAAGTTTGCGGGAAGAATTTCCTGTGCCGTCAAAGTTAAGGTATATCCAGACAAATCACCCATAGCAGTTCCGGTAACAATAGTGCCACCCGTAACCTCTGCTCCGTGATATGCGCCCATTAAGAAGCAATTGTCATTGTAGTCCTGGACTACAACGTGAGGTCGACCATAGGCCATCAGCTTCAACTCTTTGTTGTCCTCCTTTGAAAGCTTGGTGAACTGCAAAGTCAACGTCTGCTCAAAGAAAGTAGTGCCGTTTTCACGGCTTGAGTTGAAGGATTGCTCCAAGTTGGAAGCACCCTTGAGTTCGTATTTATAAGCAGAGAATGTTCCACTCATATCTGTCACCTCGTCATTTGTCAAGGTGAGTGTGCCTAAATCTCCGTAATTAACAAAGTAAGCAGCTTTGATGCCACCAACTACGTCCTTACAAGGGATTGCACGTCCTGCGGTTAAATTACAAGCCATAGTATTTTAAAATAAAAAAGGGGGCGGGGCAGAACCCTCACCCCCTTGAGGTTAATCAATTAAATTAATTAGGCGTAGTAAACGATGTCTGCACCAACGCCGTGTTGAACACCAGCGGTGAAGCGCATTACAACACGGATGTTGTCAGATCCATCAAGGTTCTGCATATCCAAAACTTTCACCTCGTTGCGGTCAGAAGCCAAGCCTGAACCGAAGAACAAGTTTGAAGATTGAGCAGCAACCATTTTGTTAGAAGCCAATCCGTTAACCATAGCAACGCGGATTCCATCGAAGTACAAAGGCTCAGAACCGTACCACATAGTGCCCTTGTTCTCTACACCATTAGCACCCAAACCGGAAGCGCCGAAGCCACCCAAAGCACGAACGTAAGCCTTAGCAACGTTTTGTGGAACGTAGAGAGTTAAATCCTCTTTGCCATAAAGAGCAGAAGGGATAGCGTCTACAACCTTGCCTAATTCAGTGATTACGTTAGAGGCATCAACGGTAGTACCTACTACGTCTACAACGTCTCCGTCAGCAGCTAACAAAGTTTGGAAGCCATCGAATTGACCAGCAGTAGCGTTAACACCCTGCCAAATGTTTGTTTCGATACGCTGAGCAACTTTAGAAGCAACGTGAGCAATCAAAAACTCGCTGAAATCAGCGGGAAGAGAATCGTAAACGGAATAGCCCATCTGAGCACCTTGCCAAGTAGACAAAAAGTCCTTACGGCAAAGCTGTAAATTCACCTGGAACTCCTCAACAGTCAAGACACGCTCAGAGAGGGTCAAGGTAGAGGTTGGAGTGAAATCACAAGTAGCATCCTTTACGATGTCATCAGTACCTACCTTTTGGATCACTTGCTTGTAGTGAACGTTAGGCATAACCTCAATGAGGCCTTTTTCGATCGTGTCTGCACTCAAAAGGGCAGCAGCGATATACTTACCTGCAAATTCGCCAGCGTAAGTAGTAGTAATAGAAGTAGTCGTAGCCATTTCTTAAAGTAAAAAAAAATTATTTCAGTTTAGCCAATACACGATCCATAGCCGTAGGAATACGCTTGGATGCTAATTTGACATTGGTTTCGTTTTTAACGCCTGGGGCGTGTTTGATTGCTTTTGAAGCAGATTGAGAAGAGAATTTCTTTTCCATTGCAGCCATCTCAGTTTTGTAAGCTGCCATCTCTTCACGTATCTTTTTCATCTCTGCAGCAACTTCCTCGACAACGGGAACGAGTGCTTCCGCAACTGCAACCTCAATCGCAGCAGAAACTTCCTCGCTAATTGCCTCAGCAGCCTCATCAGCTACATCAGAAGCGACCTCCTCGGCAACCGCAACGGCTTCCTCAGATTGCATTTCAACCTCCTCAGAGGCTGGAGCCTCCTCTTCCTTGATTTCAGCAATGATGCCTTCCTCGGTAATTACCAGGATCTTGCCGTCTTCAAGTTTGTGTTCTCCCACGGGTGCGGGGATACGCTCTTCTCCGGAGATGATAAATACCTCATTTTCGGGAGCGAATTCTTCGGCCTCAAGGATGGTTCCATTCTCGAGGTTCATTTGAGCGAACTCTACCTTGCGGATTGATGCGAGTTCAGTCAAGATTTTGTTCAATACGTTTTGTGCCTTCATAATAGAATTGCTTTCAATTAAATGACCGCATCTTTATTTCCTGTTACATTTTTAATCCGGAAGCTGGACTGTTGATCCGATTCCCTGCGCTCTCAAAGAGCCGTCGCAGCACTTCCTCGAATAGGTTGCCTTGCCCCAGCATAAGCATCCTCGCTTTGATCCCTTTGGGGATGATCTTGAAGGGATTTCTTTCTTCATAATTTACCCAGTTCTTTCAGTTTAGATTCTGCCCAACGCTTACCAGCTTTCCCTCCCCACAAGAGGTAAGAGATCGTGCCACAAGCAGAAGTATCTCCTTCATCGTAATACTCCTCTGCCCTGGATAGATAGGAATGCATCCGTTTTATGGTCTCTACGCTGATAGGCTTTCCCTGGGCAAGTTGTTGACCCCGGATCTTACCTACATCCGTAGCGCACTTATTTCCGTTCTTCTCATTCAATTCGATCCCACGCTTCGCATTGTTCCTTACTCCATCCGGGTAATCTGAATAAGATTCCATCTCAACCCTTTTTCCTTTCTTCAATCTCTTGTCATTTTTGATGATCCCCACAATAGAGGAGAGGATTAAAGCAGCCTCCTGCTCTTCGATATCCTCCAGGGAAGTCTTGCTCATATTCACCTTGTCAGCGAAATAGCCCTCAATGGAAAATCCTTTGACCTTATTAGTCTTCACATAATTCTTCCAAATATCATCGTTGTTGACCTTCATTGACACCATCCAAGTACCAACGGGAAGCTCAAGGCCGTACATACGGCTCTTGTCTTTTTCCTCATCCTCGATGATCCAGCTTTCTACCACGCTCATCCCATCGATGCTGTCCTCGTGTTCAAGGGTGGAGTTGTTTTGGTTTCCCTTTTGGAAAAACATCTCACTCGCCTTGCGGATAGTGTCTTTGGTGAAGTAGACATAAAATTCCTCCTCGCCATCCTTGCGGTAGATGGGTTTATTGGGAACGAGAGCCGCACCCATTAGGATGCGCTTCTCGGCATTTTGGGTAGCGAATTGTACCTTTT